AAGATTGCGGATGACCTTAAGGAAATAAATTTTAACGGAAGGGTTGGGTTTGTTGGATTCGGAGAACCGTTACTGCACAAAAAACTTACAAGACAGATAGAGATCATAGCACAAACTGATGCACAATGGATCGATATTAATACCAACGGTGATTATCTAACTGCTGACAAGATAAAGAGTTTTGCAGATGCAGGTTGCACGCACATCATGGTGAGCATGTATGATAAGGATATTACTGATCAGTTGATGAAAATGAAAGGCGACACAAACATTGAAATAATACCGAGACACTGCTATCCGGAAAGATTTGAACTAATGCTGGTTGATAGAACCAATAACATTCTTGGAGAAAAATTAGAAAATGTTTCCAAGCCATGTTACCTTCCTTTTTATAAGATGTTCATAGACTGGAATGGTGATGTGCTTGTTTGTTCCGAGGACTGGGCAAGAAAGGGCATACTTGGTAATGTTAACAAATCTTCCATAAAGGATGTTTGGTTAGGTGAACAAGCAATGTCCTACAGGAACAATCTTGCAAAGGGGTTACGATCAGAAAAGTCTCCTTGCAATACCTGCAACATAAATGGTTCAGTATACGGGGAAGAAAGTTTTAGAATATGGAATTAATCTAGTATGGTTCTATATGTAAAATCATCCGGACTTGAAACTTCTATTATCCTATCCTTGTAATATATTCTAAGAGTGTTTGGTGAATTTTCAAAATCAAGATAGATATCACATAATCCGTTTAACCAAGCAGTATGTGCTTTTCCTGTGTGAACAATGTTGCCGTTAGCAATTACTTCATAATCCACTATTATCATAGCATGCTCCAACTCTCGACAGCATAGTTTTTTATCTTTTCTTTGTATGCAAGTTTACCGATATTATTTTCTAAATAAAAAATACTGACGCTTAAATCATTTAGCATTCTTTCCTTAAATTGTTTTTCGCTATAATTCCATTTTTTAAAATCAGACCAAAAGTATCCCCTCTCATCTCTTAATCTTTTAGTAAATGGAATACCAACCTCAGGATATCCTATCTCATCTATACTAGTTACAACTTTTTTTAGATTTCTAAATAATACAACAGTTTGATCTATGTAATCAATAAAATATTTTTCATTTATATTATTTTCAAATATGTCATATTGAAAATCTAAACCAATTTCGTAATTGGGTCTTTGAACTTCACAGTAAAACATTCCTGTTTCGGTAATTGAATTATTCAAGGGTATTTCTGTTCTAAAATCCTTACCATCCTCGCTTAGATTATATAACTGACTAAATGCACGCCATTCATTTGATTTCCATTCTTTAGTAAGTTTGCAAACCTTTCCAGTCATGCTGATATGAACAGCAGTTATATCTCTATAGATTGTAATACCCGTGTCATCATAATGCCAAATGTATCTTCCTTCGATACCATCTCTTGTGCAATTAGAATGGAATCGATCAGCATCAGCCTGATTCCAATTCTTTATAAGTTTTAAAAGGTATTCTTTCATTGTTCAATATTGCGTGTGCTTTATATACTTATTAGTAAATATATTCATGCTTGTATTTAATGAAATGACCCAAAACTGGATGGAACAAAGTTCCAAGAGAACCATTACCAAAACAGAAAAGTATTACATCTACACCGAAGGAGAAAAATACCTAGACACACAAATGGGCAATAGTAGTTTTATATATGGCTATAGCGATAAAGAAATACTAGATGCCATGTATAATACGGATATAAGATTCCTGCATTCTGCTAAAACAAGTGATAAATTAAATCTCGTTACTGAAAAATTGTTAGGTCTTGCCAAGATGAAAACAGTAATGTGGACACACAGTGGAAGTGATGCAGTTGAATCAGCCATTGCATTAAATGATCATTATTGGGATAATGTTGATCCTAGTCGTAAAAAAGTAATAACCATTAAGGACAACTATCATGGATGCACATATCTAACAAAGGCCGCTAGAGGCGAAACTAAATTAGATAAATTTATTATTACATCAGAAGATAATATTGAAAATTCTATATCTAATGATGTAGGAGCAGTCATGGTAGAAAGCATACCATGGATTCATAAAGTAGCACCAAGATCTAAAGAGTGGTGGCAGAACTTAAGAAAAATTTGTTCTGACAATGATGTTAATCTTATTATAGATGATGTGGCAGGATGTTTCGGAAAACTAGGATATCCTATTAGCACAGAGCGTTATGGTATTAGTGCTGATATCATTGCAATTAGTAAAGCACTCACTGCTGGATATGTTCCGTTTGGAGCAGCGTTAGGCAATGAAAGAATTGTAGGAGCATCTAAAAACTCACACCTCTGGCATAGTCATACATTCAACCCTTCGGCTCATGCAATAGAAGTATTGGATGTTATGTTAAACAGATTAGATGATTTTAAAAAAATAGAATTGTTAGAAAAAAGACTTGCCACAGTTTTTTCAAATACGGGCTTAGAATATCACAACATAGGATTGGTGGGAGAATTAAAACTTCCTGATATCAAAACTCCTGAACAATATTGGAAGGCCGGGATGGAATTGAATATTTATAATCCTGGAAGGTTTATCATAGCCATGCCTATTATAGCAGATGACGAATACTTTGATTGTTTAGAAAAATCTCTTAGGTCTTTACTTTCGTTATAAAGATATCTGCTGCACAGGTGCAATAGTTTCTATCACAGATAATTGTTGACTCGGGATGTGAAAACGTTCCGTCATAGATATTACCCATGCTTCCGCCCACTCTACAGGTTGCACGATGCACATCACCATCCCAATTAATCATTAGGCTTTCAAGTCCTATGCTGCACTTCCATCCCTTGAACTGATTAAGGTGCTGTTTAATTACATCGTTGGCGTGCATTAATTCTGTATCATCTATCAAGCAGTTAGGGTCAGCAGTGGCATCCTTGGACAATATCCATTCAAGATCTTGCTCTGAATATTTGTTGTCGTCAAAGATATCGTGATCAATGTCTCCCCAGCGTATTCTTCTTACTGCATATTTTACTTCGTGTGCATCGAATAGATCAACAGTGGTTCTAACGGCATCCATGTATTCGTGATGTGCCATTACGTTTACGAAAAACATTTTTTGCCCTTGTTTCTTATATTCAAGTATCGTATCAACCACTCGCTGATAATCCGATTCATAGTGCAGGCTAAACAGTATATGATTCCAATACTGTTCATTATCCAAATACCATTTGGCCGTTCTCGTTCCATTTGTTGTTAGGCTAACCCAGGAAACATCTCTTGCTCTAAGATATTGTAACAGTTCCTCAAACCTTGGATGCACCGTTGGCTCTCCTCCGGTAAATGTAAATCTAACGGACCTATCAGTTTCACATATCTTGTCAACCGTATTCTTTAGTATCTCTATGTCCGTGTGTGGACTATGGTTATCGTGTATGCTTGCCGGACAATAGGAGCAATCATAGTTGCATCTCTTTCCAAGATTCCACATAACGCTTAGGCTGTTTTGGTGTCCCCATCTGCTGGTAATCTTATGCATGATCTTCAAACTCCGGGTTGACATCTAATATGCTATTACCATTTCTTCTGCTGTCCAATCTATAATTAAATTCAAGAAAGTCCTTAAATGCATGGCTGTGATCCTTTGCATTCATGAACGTAATTGTATCTCTTAGATTGGGTATCACTATTTCTTTTAGATTATAACCATACAGTTCTTGATTCTTCAGTGTGCTAAATCTATCTATAAAATTTTCTATTCTCTGCTGTGCAATCTGTTTAATTTCCCTAGGCAATACCTGCACGCTTAGAACATTGGGATAGGAAACTCTATGGCTAAAGAAAGGAATTTTCATAGTATCGATAAAGTATTCAGCAGTTTCGGCCATGTGTAGTATGTTTCCTGCTTGTGCCGTAAACTTACCAACTATCCTTGTTACGTTTGGTATTGCCTTAATCTCCTGAATGTTATTCCTTACGTCATCAAACTTTCCGTTAGTTCTTATGTGTTCGTAGACATTGTGTATTCCATCAATGCTCACGTTAACCACAACGCTCTTAAACTTAGGCCAATACTGCTGTATGTTCCTATCTCCCTTGATGCCAAGAGTGGTTCCGTTGGTAGCATATCTTAATTCAATGTTGTTACCATGCTCGCTGAGCATTTCCAGTATCTCATAGTGCTGTGGATCCATTAGGGGTTCACCACCACCAAACTCAACTATTCTTAGGTGTGGTATAATCTTTTTAAAACTTTCCCACCAATTAGGATTATCATCAAACAGTCCTATGTATCTACCCTTTTCAAGATTTAGTTTCTTGACGGTGTCGTATAGATAGTTGTTTTCCTTCTTGTAGTAATCGCTTACATCATTCCAATCCTTCCACTGCGTGCTGTCAAGTGGATTGCACATTCTACATTTTAGATTGCAAAGATTGTTTAGTTTAACTTCCAACACGGGAAACTCATAGGGCATTATGGTATTGTGTTCCTTGGTTTCATTTCTCAGTTCCTGTGTTTTCAGCCCACGCTGCCTTAGGCTTTCCACGCCCTGTGATTCCAGCATCCAACAACTCGTGCATTCAACGGGACGCTCTCCATTGAGAACCTTGCGCCTTAGTTCCTGCATGTTTTCATTATTCCATGCCTGTTCAAGACTTTCGTTCTGTATCCAACCAATTGGTTCCGCACGACAGCATGGTTTGAGTGCACCATCCTCTCTCGTTACCATACCAGTAAATGGGTATATGCAGAACGTCTTGCTATTCATTAATTGCCCAGTTTCTTTCTCTACACCAAAAGCATTCTCCGCATGTGGGAACTTCTTGGTGTGGTTCATAATTTGTGTGATCCAGATCCTTGAATTCTCCTTCGCAACTTCTTGTGATGTTAAAGAGATCCATTATTTCATTCTGTCTGTAAATTTTATATAACTGTTTCTTATCCAAATGCTTGAAAGGCTGTATTACGACTACACTATCTCTAAAGGTTATGTTTCCATCCCTTGGATTGTATCTGTGTGCAAGTCCTTCTGGAACAGCATCTTTTGGTGGATTCTTAGTCACAGCGTTGTATACTGCTGGAACCTTTTTCTTACTACACACATATTCTGCATAGGACGTAAGATGCACGCTATCACCAGGAGCAAGGTTACCCCATTCATCTGTATATAATTTCTTGTCCTGCCCGTGTTCAAATGCAGGTGCAATGTATGTTTCATTCCTATCAATATGTATTTCTGGAAACTTATTCTTCAGATATCCATAAACTTCTATGCTGTTGTATCTCTGCCATGGTCTTGTTTTCCAACAGCGTATTGCACTTATTAATTGAACACCGCAGGCCAGTTCATTACTGCGTATGTGATCGCAAATTATGTAAGACAATAATGCACTATCGGCTCCTCCACTAACCATTATGGCAACGGATTTCCACTCATTGGAAAACGGCACTGCCACACCTGACATGTCTTGGTTAGGGGTATTATAAATATTGCTGTGCATAATAGTAGTATTTATTGATGGGTAACTTGGCGCAAAAATTAATATGACAGAACATTTTTGGAAGAATCACGATAACAAGCAACTCGCAGATTGGCAAAAGGACATAGAGGACAAATCAAACAGTCCAACTTTTTGCGTTCTGCCTTGGATACATATGGCTACAAGGCCAAACGGAGATATGCGACTTTGCTGTGGAGCAAATGCTAGTGGTGCTGGAATAAACCCGACCATAGGAATAATCAAGGATTCAGATGGTCAGCATGCAAACTTTGGAAACCAAACTCCAATGGAAGCATGGAACAGCCAATACATGAAGGACGTTAGAAAAAACATGATGGCTGGCAAGATACCAGAGAGTTGCCAGAAGTGTTTTACTGAGGAAGCCAAGGGCATAAGCAGCAAGAGGATTTGGGAACACAATTACTGGCAGGACGAAAACGTTGACATACAGGAACTAATACGTGAAACACTCGAGGACGGAACTGCTCCTGAAAGGATACACTATCTTGATCTAAGGCTCGGACATACCTGCAATCTAAAATGCATCATGTGCAGTCCACACGATTCAAGCAAGTGGGTGGGCGACTACTATAAGTTAAAGGAACTTACCGATGACAAGGTTATTCATGGACAGATGCATTGGGAAAGAAAGAACTTTAATAACAAGTGGCACGAGAATCCCCAGTTCTGGGAAGAAATGTATAAGCAGATACCAAACATCAAGCAGGTATACTTTGCTGGCGGCGAGCCTCTAATGATCAGAGAACACAAACAGTTCATAGAAGAGATTATTAGGCAGGGCCATGAAAAGAACATAGTGCTAAGATACAATACCAACGGACTGTTGATTGATGAGGAAATAATTGACCTATGGAAACACTTCAAGAGAGTGCAGGTTGGATTCAGCCTTGATGGAACAGATCAAAGAAATCATTTCATTAGATATCCGAGTGATTGGGAAACAGTTGAACGCAATCTTGATCTACTTGACGATACCCCTGATAACATAGATGTTACGATTGCCACGTGCCTAAGCATACTAAACATCAAGCACCTACCAGAATTCGTAAAGTGGAAGATTAACAAAAAATATAAAAAGATAAACACAAGAACAAACAAAGAAGGATTAGTAATAGGCGGAGGAATAGTAAACATTCATCTCGTATACATGCCAACCTTCCTCGAGATGAGATTGCTACCCAAGGAACACAAGCAAGATGTCGAACAGCGTTTTGCGGAACTGAAGCAATGGCTCTGGGACAACTACACGCAGGATGATGCATTCTGGAAACTTAACCCCTATGGCTGGAGAAGATATGAAGGCGTGTTGGATTTCATGAACAGCGAGGATAAGACAAATCTACTGCCTAACTTCAAGAACTATATTACAAAGATGGAATTGATAAGGCAAACAAACTTTGCGGAAACATTTCCGGAACTTGCTGATTTAATTTAAAATAGATTCTAAATCTTTAGGAATTTTTACATCCACAGGACTGCCTATTCTAGGAACATCAAATAATAAAACTATACGTTCATTGCTGTCGTTATTATAGGCACTGTGTATTTCGTGATCGTCAAATCCAAAGCCATCAAACTTTTTGTATATTATTTCTTCATTATTGGTTTTGAAACCACTATCTACCGCATCAGATATACAAAAATGATATCTAATTATTTTTTCTGAATATTCTTTAAATCCACTGTGAGGATATATCTGTGTCCCAGGCTCCATTATTGAAAATGTAATTACCGTGCAATTGTTTGTGAGATAATCCAGGCCACAATCAATTATTGTTTGATCAAACATTTTGAAAGGTATGTAGTTCCAACCCTTGTTGTAGTGTTCGGGTTCCATCCACGGTGTTGAATCTTTTTTGTATGAGTTATAAAGAGAGATTATTTTGTCAGCGTCTCTAATTAATTCTTCTTTAAATTTTAATTGATGGAACATTTATTATATGATTATCCTTATGATACTTATCGAAATCCTGTTTCCATACATCCTTGTCCAATAGCCATACATTCTGTTTGGTATAAAGATATTCAAAATTTTCTTCAAGCAGCGTAACACCTTTAACACCACGCTTCATTAATCTATCAACGGCATGGCTCCTACCAGCACCGTCAATACTTTCTGGTGCGTTTGAAGTATGGACAAAGTTAGATGGACCATGCAGGCTTTCTATGTATTGCATCTGTAGATAATAGTTTATGCCAAAGTTAAGAGAGTTTATTCTTAGATTGCGGCTCATCTTCTGATCAGCATCTATCGTTGCTCCTCTAAATCCACAGCGCCAATAGGTCTGTCCTTCAACATAAAACTCGTGAACTCCGCTGAATACCTTTATTGCATCATCTTCTATTCCTGCAAAGAAATAAACATGATCAAAGTAATCAAACTTTAATTTTTCTATTGATGTGTTGTTATGGAATCCTCTGTTGCCACACTCTTCCATGAATGCGGGTAATAGTGGATCATCCTTATAGATCTGCCTGAACAGCATTTCTTACCTTCTTGTTTAGAGCATTTCTTGGAATGCTTTCGGTCTTGATATACTTTAATGGAATGTTGCAGGGTGGAAGATATGGTGTTAGCATTTCCTTGATTTGTTTTCTGTCGGGTGTTCCTTCGGTGTGCATCAGTTCTATGTAATCACTTCCTGCCTTATTCTTTGGTATTGCTAGGCAGTCGCCAAGACCCATTTCCTCGAGGTGATTTTCTATGGATAATAAACTACATTGGTAACCATTAATCTTTACTATGTCGTTTGACCTTCCCGTGAATCTAATTAGGTTGCCCTTGACTTCAAATAGATCAGCAGTGTGTATGTCATTATACACCAATTCATTATCTGCTATTCTACAACGCTCATCAATTTCCAGCCAACAATTTGTTCCGTCTATGCCATAGGTTCTGTGTCCAAGCATAGGGCTACCAATCTCAGTTGTTCCGTATATGTGATTGAAAACTCTGCAACCATTGTCAAAGATATATTCAGCGTGCCTTGATAACAGTTGGCTCGCACCGGACGCTATCATGTGAAACTTGTGTAATGGTAATTTTAAATTACCTGCACGCATCTGATCAATTAGGCCTGGAACGAATATTGTTGAATTAACATCGGTGGCAAAATCATCCTTCAGAGTCTGTTTGCTTGACAACACAATCTTGCAATCGTGTTTTACTATTGCTGGTAATACTATATGCCAAAACCCACTAGTAAATGCTGGAATAAAATTTAACCAACTTGTATCATTGCTCCAGTCTAGATGCTGTTCGGATTTTTTTATAATTCTATCAAATTCTTGTTTATCAAACGAAACAAGTTTAGGACTTCCTGTGGTTCCGCTGGTATGCAGGAACACACAATCCGTTGCTGTCTGTTCCGCAAGACGCAGATCCAGTTCTTCCTTTTGCTTGACAGGGAGCATCGGCGCCCTAACGAGTATGCGTCCTCCCACTTCCTGCCAGGCAATGTATAATGCTATGTGTTCTACGTGATCGAGAGATTCGATTACTACGGTATTATCTTTCAGTGCCTTCTTGTAGTGTTCGACCCTGTTCGAATAATCTAAATAATTTCCCTCTCGATATATCTGCATTAGAATCTCGTAATGAAATTGATTGATGTAATTTCGGAATCATAATCACCACGCTGCCAACCTCTGTTGATGCCCACGCTTAATTTTGGTGTTATGTTATAGCCGATGCCAGCAGTGTATGTGTTTGTCTGCCAGGCAATATCGTCGGTATCCCTAAATCTGTAATTTACATCCGTATAAATCTTATCAGTGAGATTATATTTTGTTCCCACCTTTACCGTATAATAATCAACTGATGCCTTTGGTGAATCAAGATAATCTCTAATACCCTTACTGACAAATGCATACGGTGAAAAGTCATTTACTCTCGTTGTGTAACCAAGAATTGCTTCATAACGATCCTCGTTTGCAACTCCGTTGACGTCAGGAAATCCTTTCATCATCATTCCGCCCAGTGTTAATCCGCTATCAAATCTATACAGACCCTGCACCTGGAATAGATCAACGCTTAGTGTGTCAGTGATCTTTTCCTTGCCATAACCCGTTCCGAGCGTAAAACTATCAGCACTTGCCGAAGTCGTGATTGATAATGCTACTGCCAATGACAGCATTAATTTTTTCATAAAAGTTTTCCCCATGTAATTAAGTTCCATATTCTCTCGTGTGTATAATGAACAACGATGAATAGTATATTTGTAACAATTGTCCATTCAAGTGCGTGTGCTGAACTCAAACCAAGAATCATGCCAAGCACGAATAGAACAAACATTGACCACAATCTCCAAGTTACCGTTTTTGCTATGGATCTAATTCTTGTGTCGTTGTTTTCGATTCTTTGCCAACTTACCATGTTCCACAGTTTTTCCTGTATCCAAAATGATGCAAATCCAACAGTGTATGATAATACCACAAATGTCAATCCAAATCCTGCTGAATAATTCATTGCCAATGCTGCAAGGAAAATGCTTACCGCAACGGCAGTCCTGTATGATAAAGTTTTTACTACAGTCCTTGTGTTACTGTCCACTTTTGTCTCCTATTAAAAGATAACGATCATACTTTGGCAGTTCCAAGACACCCTGGTATCTTATCTTTGACAACTTGCTTTTTTGGATAAAATCCTCTAGTGAATCTGAACAGTTAATATGTTCGTCTATAATGTAATTATTACTTTGTAAAACTATTGTAGCACGATCTGGCACATTTTCCAACCACTGATCATACTGCACCTGTGTGATGTGTTCGCAACTCGTATTAATTACGATGTCCGCATCATAATCATAATCGGTCATGTCTGCCGTGACTGCCGAAAATCTTCCTTCCATTTCATATCGCTTGTTCATGGTAAGTGCCGTTTCTCTAACGCCAGGATCTATGTCCACGCTAGTTATGTGCCTAATTCCAAGATTGCTATTAAACAGCATGCTGGCCAATACTCCATTCCATCCACCGTGTATTACGATATTGGCATTGGTAATGCTGCTTGAAACTTTTTCAAGATGATCTATTAACCAAGTCTTGCTCTGCAACTGTCCTCCCCAGAAACTTTCAAGTGTTCGCTTGGAATCCTCGCTGTTGCGAATTGCATCCATCCAAAATTTTATATCTTCAATGTCTATTTTCATTATACAAACTGCTTGTTTAGTTTATCAAAACTTCCGCACTGCTTGGAACATTCCTTGAGTCCGGTTGAATTCCAACAACCGCTTATCCTATCAAAGTATCCACTATTGAATATGTCCTCAAGGCTGTTTACATTTAGATTTGGCCACATGCCTATCTTGTCCATGTAGTCTATTCTGCTTGGTGCGTGTGCCGGATACCATTCCTGGTCAAGCCAGCAGCAGGGAGTTACCGTTCCGTTTGCTCCAACATACATCTGGCTGTCCTTTACGGCCTTGCAGGTAATAACAGGTTTAATTTCGTTCTTGGCGCTTTCCACCTTTTCAATTACTGACTTGCTGTATTCCGTTGGATATAAAATGTTAACGGGTCTGCCATTGTCATCAAGAACATCAAGTTTACCGTCACGGAATCTCGTTGTGTGTTTTTTCATGAATAGACTAAAGCCAAGTTCTCTTGATAGTTTTTCGCATGCTTCAACCTGGTGTTCATTGTGTTGGAATATCAGCATGTCCCATCTTGCATCACCGCCTGCGGCAATAAATGTCTTTGCGTTTTCGATCACTTTATTCCAGTCAGTGTTTATTCTATACAGGGCATGCGTATCCTCTAATCCATCTATTCCAAATACTATCCTTACCTTAAGAGAGGCAAGTTCTTCCCACCATTCCTTGTTCCTACCGCTTCCGTTAGTATGCATCTGTAAGGTCATCTCAGGATTAGTTTCTCTTAGGTATCTATATATTTCGATGGTATCCTTTGCCACGAGAGGATCGCCCAGGTTACCACACATATTGAAATGCTTTAACTGTTTCACGAAATCTCTTGGAAACCAATTAACGAATGTTCCAAGATCGACTTCGTGCAGAACAACACCAGGATTCATGGGTCCACCGTTTATCCTTCTAGGACACATAGGACAGCGTGCCTGGCACTTGCTGGTTATTTCAAAATGAATACTGCGAATGTCAGTAATCTTATACATATATGTAATTATTTAAGGATTCCTATTGATGATACAGAAACGGTGCATTCTACAATACATGCATAGCCAAATTACCACAGATGGGTCGGTTAATCTATGCTGTAATAGTTTGGACTTTAAGGATCAGCCTGTTAAAATAGGTGACAGGAATCTTACGAGCATGCTCAACAGTCCCAAGCACAAGAAAACAAGATTGGATATTGAAAGAGGACTCCGACCTGAAGTGTGCAGCATGTGTTGGAAGGATGAGGATCTTGGAATAAAGAGTTATAGGCAACAGATGAATGATAGGTATGGTCATTATGATTACCTATACAATGAACTCAAGGAAGATGGATCCATAGATGCAAAGGTTAAATTTTTGGATCTTCGTTTTAACAATACCTGCAATCTTAAATGCGTTATGTGTAATAGCCAATTTAGCACTTCGTGGATTGCTGAAGAAAAGAAAATGCTAAAGGAAGTTAATGAAGAAGGTAATAAGGAACATCTAACTTCTAGAATAAACGAATACAAGTCTGAAAGTTTCAAATGGTCAAAGGAGTTTGAAAACATCGAAGGCATAATGGAATTTACTGATGACCTAGAAAGGATTAATTTTGCAGGCGGTGAACCTTTACTAGCAAAGGCACACATACCATTCTTACAATCTCTAATAGAAAGGGGCATTAACAAGAATATTATGTTAAGTTACAATACCAACGCATCCTATCTAACCGAGGAAGTGATGGAACTATGGAGCAAATTTAGATCCGTAAAACTTCTATTAAGCATAGATGGAATCGGTGAACAACTCGAATACATTCGATATCCAATTAAGTGGAACGAAATGATTTCCAAATTAGATCTAATAGAGAATAGCACACACGATAATATCTATTGCACAATTAATCTTACATTGAATGCACTCAATGTTCCTTACCTAAAGGATATCATTGACTGGAAATTAAAATCTAAATATAAGAAAATTCATTATAATGATCCAACCAAAGATTATTTGTTCTACATGATGCCTCTAGTATATCCTAATCACCTTTCCATACAGGTGTTACCAAAAGACATAAAGGATAAGATAGTGGAAGATTTAGAAAACTATGAAAATGATTTGGATGAGAAGTTTCAAAAATCCTTTAGAGAAATTAAGGATGTTACAATAAAACATATGACGGACGCTGATCGAACAGATCTTTTGCCACAGTTCGTAGACTACTGCGAAGCACTTGATAAAACGAGAGGATTAGATTTTAGAAAGTCTTTTCCAATATTTAAGAATCTATAGGTATTTTGGTATCTTTGAGTCAGCACTGCTAACACAGGTGTCAGTAATGCATTTAGATGGTGCTTTAAACAGCGTAAAACCGTCTGTAAGCGTGCCTAAAGGCTGTTCCGCACAACTATATGCCCTTTTAACTTCAACCCCCCTTATAACGCAACTTTGATGCCCTGCTGCGCATGTCCAATTTTTAAACTTATTAAATCCAAAAGCATTCATTCTTTCTGCCTGGTCCATTCCGTAATCGTTGCCCTTGGCATCTTGGAAATACATTTGTAACAATTTTTCACCCTGATTATTCTGTGGAAAATTAGTTTGCATTTTTTCAATTTGTTCTTCAGTGTAACCGTCGACTATGAAACTTGCTGTCGGATCGCTTTGGGGTTTCAGTGTAACATTAATTCCTCTTTCAGCAAGCCTGCTACAGCGTTCGTAGTATTCATCAAACTTTTCAGGAACCATGACCTGATTAACCGTAACAAACACTCCGGCCTTCATCAGTTGCAAACACTTATCGCCGAATTGTTTTTCATCCGCAAATTCTGCATGGAAACTTGCCGTTATGCTTTTCCTTTGCAATTTTTGTGTGTTGGTTATAAATTTGTCCCACCACTTGCCGGCTGGAGATAGATTAGTGGTTAAATGTATGCTTTGGTAAGGTGCTTCTGTATCACTACAGTAATGCTCTATGAGTTCTCCAAAGTGTTTGTAGGCAGTAGGCTCGCCACCACTGAAACTAAAATGGAAATCTGTAAATCCATTTTCTCTAGACTGCCTCTTGATTTCATCTATCGTTTTCTTGTATACTTCAAGATCCAAATGATCCGGTTTGTCAGTATTTGCATAGGGCCAACAGTATGAACATTTATAATTACAGAACCTTCCCAATATCCAACTAACATTGAACAAAGGTTGATCCAACATGGTCTTCTGTCCAAATCGAACAATATTTTGGAAAGGTATAAGAGTAAAATCGTTCATTATATGCATATTTAACCACGTTTATGCTTGACAACCGCGTTTAAGGCTTATATAATAGTGTTGTGTTTAAATACAACGATATTTACATGGAGAAAAAATAATGTCAAATACAGAAACAATCAAAGCGGCAATGGAAACATTCCTTGCTGAAGATGAGAAATTTGAAGCAGGCAACGGCGCTGCTGGAACCCGTGCTAGAAAAGCATTACAAGAAATGGCCAAAGCGATCAAGGAAAGACGTAAAGAAATTACTGATACTAAAAACTCTCGCAAAGAGGCCAAGATGAATGGATGATGACAAGCCAACTACGATAACGCTTGATCCAAGTTATACTACCTATGGTGCTGGTTCCACAACTACCAGCACCATAACCCTAAATGGTCATGATGGTAGCATGAGTGATGATTATGTATCCGATATCAATTCAGGAACGTTCACGATAAACACTGGTTCACTCAATACGGGAACTGATATGGAATGGGAATACGATAGCAACATTACTGTTCCAGAAGATGCAGACATCAAGATTGGTAATAGAAGCCTAAAGACATTCATGGACACAATGGAAAAGCGTATGGCGATCCTACAACCGGATCCCAAGAAACTAGAAAAATTTGAAGCACTACAAAAAGCATACGAACATTACAAGCATTTGGAAAGGTTATGCGAATTAGATGACGAGGACGAGAAAAAGGGACCAAACTTCTAAGGACAAAAACAAATTATTCCGAGACATCATGAGAATTGGTGTTCTGGAAGACGAAATCAAATATGCGAAAAGCCAAATACAACCACATGATACTGGACACATTTACACAGCAATTGATTGGTTACAGCATAGAGTTAGACTATTAAAAGGAATAAAAGACGATGACTAATGTAAAATTAATTTCTCATTCACAGGCTCCGAAGGAGATGGATCTAAATAACTGCCAAGAATTAATTGCTTACTGTGCAAGGGTAAGCAACCCTTCTAATCAAATGAACAAGGAAACATCAGAAAAACTGATCAAGTATCTGATCAAACACGCACACTGGTCGCCACTTGAAATGGTAAGTGCTTGTTTAGAAATTGATACCACACGTGATATAGCACATCAAATTGTGCGACATCGTTCGTTTAGTTTCCAAGAGTTCAGTCAGCGTTACGCTGATCCGGCAGAGTTCGGTGATCAATTTACAAAACGAGAAGCAAGATTACAGGATGAAAAGAATCGTCAAAATTCTATCGAAACTGAAGATGTTCAATTACAGACACATTGGGAACAACAGCAACAGCGTGTTATTAATATCGCGCAAGAAGCATACGAATGGGCAATTAAAAATGGTATAGCCAAGGAACAGGCCCGTGCTGTATTACCAGAAGGACTTACAAAGACAAGACTATATATGAACGGAACTCTGCGTTCGTGGATTCACTATATTGAACTGCGTGGCGCAAACGGAACACAAAAAGAACATATGGAAATTGCACACGCCTGTGCAAAAGTAATAGCGGAAATTTTCCCACTAGCAGAAGAATTAGTCTAAGGAGGCTATATGAAAGTAGGTTTGTCATTCAGTAGGTGCCTTCGTGACCTCGTTGAAGGTCGTGTGGATTATGAAGACATTCTAGTAATTATTGCCCGCACGGATTTCAATCCACACATTGATGATGAATGGGAACAGATTTGGGAAGGCTATCGTTATGGTGGCTGGAGCAATGCAGAATGGTCAACAGCAGAAGATGACACTGGCGTAGTTAACGTTGAAGAAATCTATCGCAATGTTGCCATCCAATTATACGACAACGGCAAACTGCACCAACCGCGAAAGTTTGGCAGCCATCCTCCCAGAATGAACTACCATTGGTTGGATTGCTCTGTTCCTCCAAATGAGCGCAGTCCTGCCGCACAGAAGGCATGGGAGCAGTATCAGATCATTTCAGGCTTATCACGAAAGCAACGTGTCCTAAAGGATGACTTCTGATGCTTGACAGAATCATTAGTTGGATTTATACTCGTAGGTTGTTTGGTCCGAGATGTTCGGAATATTCACCGGGATGCCCGGTTTGCGATGCATGGAGATTTCACGATGACATTACCAGTTGAACGTAAAAACGCAGTATTACACACTGAACAGTTTCTAAAGGATCTAATGGATCCCAAGGTAACACCTCGTGTGCCTAAAGAAATTAGAAAACAAGCATATCGTTGTTTGCGACATTATCCAGGCAAGTATTACATGGAACTGGCAAGCCAACAGGCACCAACGGTGTTTGGAGAATGGGATCCGGAGTATTTTAAATGATCACCTACAGCACTAATTGGATGGGTCCAATTAATCTTCACTGGTATGAAGAGCGTGGACTGTTGGAAGCAGACGGTGTATCAACGAAAATTAACTACTCCGCTGGACGCATTGACATTCGTGATGACACTAAACAAGGATATGACGGCTGGGACGAATACAGTGTTGCACCCATGCACACGGAAGATTGGAATGCACTAGGAGATTATCTTTGGGACTTGACAACAGAAGAACTTGTGCCCTATGATACGCTAATTAAACAGTTTGAAACACACTATGGAAAGAAGATAAGGTGGGCTGAATAATGTTTGCTATTATGATATGCCTCGATGGTAAAGACGATTGGATCTTTGTAACTGAAGATACTGGTAAGTGTGATTGGGTGTTAAAGCCTATTCTATTCGACGATGTAGAAACAGCATTTGAATATGCAGAAGCATTCACTGTTCAAGGAAAGGAAGGAAACATAAAGGTAGTAAGTTACGATGAAGATTAAAATTTCAAACTATCCAAGTAGACTAACGTCTAACATCTATACAAATTATATGCAAAAGAAATACGGGTTTGATTGGCCTGAATATGGTCCTAAAGGATTAGGCCCTGGTAAGACAGAACCTTTTGCTGAAGTGTGGCGTGAAAAATTAGAAGATTTTTTGCAGGTTTGTTATACACCTATAAATTATTTTTTAGACAAACGCACACAAAAAATAAAGATACGCATTGACCGTTGGGATACTTGGAGTATGGATCATACACTTGCTCCTATTATCCTACCTATGCTTATCCAACTAAAGGAAACTAAACACGGCTCGCCGGATGTAGATGACAAAGATGTGCCAGAACATCTACGTTCAACATCTGCTCCTCCTAAAAAGAATGATTGGGATACTGACGACAACTGGCATAAGCGGTGGGATTGGGTGTTGGATGAAATGATACACGCATTTGATTGCAAGGCAAACAAGGATGATGTGTTTATGCGTTTTGATGATAGATCTGAACAAGAAAAAGAACAAGATCGTATCTCTAACGGATTTAGATTATTTGGCAAGTATTATGAAAACTTATGGGACTAAATTATGAATGATTTTTTACAACCACACAATCAATTAGTAGAGGATCTAGTGAGTATTGCCATGGAAGCAGAAATTGCTGATCCTATTGATTGGGGAGAACTGAATATTTCTGAACAAGAAGCATACAGAATGTTTGCCGCAAGTGTTCTAGAAATGGATAACGAACCTATGGCAGACAAGGCAATTATTGTAAAACTTCTTGTTGAAAATTTCGTTTTGAATTTAAAATTACTCGGAAAAAAGTAAAATCTCTTGACAAATGATATATATCGTCATATACTTTATTTTTTTGTTGAAGGAGCAAACTAAAATTGGCGGCTAGAAAAAAAGCAAGAGCAACACCACAAGTTAGGCGAGGAGCAAAACTTAAAGCACCCGATTGGACTGGCTGGGAAGAAATGACCGGTGCGGAATATCACCGTTTTAAGCAAGGTGCCCATCGTTGGTATTATGATAACTATCAAACTGCTGATTTGATGCCTGCCGTTTGGACGTGGATGGAAAATAATGGTTATAGCCAGGAAGATATTAAAACGTGCAAGGCCGCTCCTACATACGAAATTAGCACAACAGCAGCAATTTTATGCAATATGATAAATGCTGGCATGCCAGACTTCAACCCAAAGGATGACGAACATTGGCAAACACTGCCAGGAACCACTGGCAACGTGAAGCCTTCTTCAGAATTCATCAAGAAAAGAATTGAAGTTGCTCTTAATCGAGGTGAGCAGATCGTAGAAGAAAAGAAACAGGAAGAAGAAAAAGCAAAGGTATTGGAAAAATACGTTCCCACAATTCAACAGAGAATGCGTGAACAGGCAAACATAATGAGCGAGTTTATTGAACAGGCTTTTGACGATTTTCTTGAGGGCAAGATCACGGACTTTAAAGGCATCGAAATAACCAAAAAATTGCGAGCCCAACAATGCAAACAACCACACGCTAGAATTTTGATCAATGATTATCTCCCTCAATTAAATGAATATAAAGAATTATTAAATCCTCCTAGCACCGCTAACATGACCGACGAAGAAAAGGATCATGCACAGCAACTAAAGGAAGGATATGCACACTATGACAAGAAGCAGATTAAAAAACTTCATGATTTTATAATTTTAATCACTTCGTCGTGTGATGCCATAATTGCAGAAAGCAAAGCCAATCGTAAGCCAAGAAAAATAGCGAAAAAAGCACCCGAACAAATTGTTAAGAAACTGAAATACAAAATTTCCGATGAAAAGTATGCGGTATCCAGCATACCTCCAGCAAAGTTAGTAGGTGCAACCTGCTTGGTAGTATTCAATGCCAAGACAAGAAAACTTGGAATATACTATACATCAGTAGAAGATCCAACAGGTGTGGGCAGAGAAGGAAGTGGTTTGAACGTAAAAGGAACTACCATCGCCAGATACGATGAAGAAAAAAGCGTGGCATGCACACTTCGTAAACCCATGGATCAACTACAGGAAGTTAAGAGTTTAAATACCCGCAAGAAGTTTGAAAACTGGTTTGAGAAATTAACAACAACTCCAGTTAAAATGAACGGTAGAATCAACCCTGAAACTGTCTTAATAGCAGTATATTAAAGATTCTAGCGAAGTCTTTTGCTAAAAAAGAATAAATAGTAGTATGAACAAAGAACATCTTAATCAAGCACTAGAAGCACTTAAAATAGCACTTACGGAAGATGAGCAAACTCTTTCTCATGCTTGTATTACCTTTAAGGACAAAATACATGGCAAGGGCTTATTTTGGGCAGGTAATGACTATACAAAACAGATTGCACTGTTTGGTGAGCCAGATAGAATCTTTATTTCAGAGCATGTTGACATTGCCAAGGGAAAAGAACTACAAATTAATGGTGTAAAAGCACTTGACGAAGAAGGCTTAGGTGCAAGCATTACCAAGAGTAATCTAAAAGAAGTTGGTAGACTAAAGGGTCTGATCGTAGATGGATCCATGACAGTTAATCAATATCTGTTTTATGATTCAGGTAGTGATAGATTAGGAATAGGAACTGATCAACCAAATTCTGCACTAAGCGTGGCAGAAGATGGAATAGAAGTTGGTATAGGAACAGACGACTTCACAAGAGGATACATTGGAACTTTCGCCAGCCACGATCTTGATATTAAAACTGACGACGAAACAAGATTAACAGTTACGGCAGGCGGCGATGTAAAAATCAAGAACAACGTAAAAGTTTCAGGAAAAATGGCCATTGGTGTAAACAATCCTGATCCAGAAGTTGATCTTCACGTAAGTGGATCAATCAAGTTTAACGGATCACTACACATCAAAGGTTCTGAGCCACCTAAGGGTGGAACTTATAATGTGGGCGACATAACATGGAACTCCAATCCAGTTGTAAATGGACAGATTGGATGGGTATGTGTAAAAGCCGGCAACCCTGGAGTTTGGGCACCATTCGGCAACATTAGGTAGGCAAATGCCTGTCCTCGTAGTTGGCAACGGCCAGAGCCGACAGCAAATCAATCTAGACAGAAGTAACGTAATCGTAGGGTGCAATGCCTTGATTAGAGATATTGCCGTTGATCATTTAGTATGCTGTGACAGAAGAATGGTTGAAGAAGCAATAGAACACAGCAATGCAGATAATTCAAAAATTTATGTAAGGCCCGATTGGTTTAGATATTTTAGAAAGATCAAGAAGGACAAGAGAATTCATCAGGTTCCTGATCTTCCATACGATACCAGCAGAGCAAAAATAGACAATCCAATACATTGGGGGAGTGGTCCATATGCCGTATTGTTAGCGGCCAATCTTGATAACGATGTAACTCTTATAGGGTTTGATCTTTATGGAATAGATGAAAAGGTTAATAACATATACAAAGGAACACTTAACTATTCCGATAAAAATAGTAAACCCATTGACCATTCGTATTGGGAATACCAGATTGGAAAGGTATTTGAAAGTTTTCCTGATACAAAATTTAAGGTCCTAAATACTAAGGATTGGGTTCTACCAAAAAAATGGCGATATCCTAATGTCACATTTGAAGTTTTGGTAACCAAGAACTTGACCTTTGCCTAAATAGATCGTATAATTAGTTTTATGTTTAACACAGGACTTGGCGTCAACCCTTCTAATTCTGCCGCCGTTATTAACTATAGGAGATAATAATGGGAAAATTTTATTCAACTAAAAATTATGGCAACGACAGGGGTCTGTCTTGCTGTTTCAGACAGTGGCGTAGCACACACTCACACTGTTCACTATTGCATGGTTACAGTCTAGGATTTAAATTGATCTTTGAATGTGATTCGCTCGATGAACGCAATTGGGTAATGGACTTTGGTGGACTCAAGGAATTTAAGAATTGGCTGGAAGACACATTTGATCACACAACGGTAATTGCCGCTGATGATCCAGAAAAAGATTTGCTTGAGAGTCTTCCGAGTCATGTAGCAGACGTGAGAGTCGTTCCGGCAGTGGGTGCAGAACGTTTTGCTGAAATGGCATTTTATAAGATGGCAGAGATCATTCAAAAGTCAAAGGATGATGGAACTGCTCTTAACCCAACGGTAAGAGTAAAAAGCGTAGAGTGCTATGAGCACGGTGCCAACTCTGCGATATACGAGGCGTAAATGAGAATTATTGCAGGACCATGCCAGCACGAAACACTAGTCCAGAGTATTGAAATCGCCAGAGAATGCAAACGTGTGTGCGACAAACACGGAATTGAATACTATTTCAAGGCCAGTTATGATAAAGCAAACAGAACAAGCATCAATGGCAAGCGTGGTGTTGGCATGGATGCAACACTCAAGGATTTTAAATTCATAAAATACAAGGAAGATGTAAAAACTCTTACTGACGTTCATGATGTTAATCAAATAGATCATATCGTGAAAGAATGGAATGATGCTGTTGACGTTTTGCAAATACCAGCATTTCTATGTAGACAAACTGATCTTATTAGGAAGGCAGTAGAAACTGGTAAAGTAATTAATATTAAAAAGGGTCAATTTCTAGCACCGTGGGATGCCGAAGGCATTATAGGAAAGACAGAGGGTGCAAAAGAAGTATGGCTAACAGAAAGGGGAACAAGTTTTGGATATAATACTTTGGTCACTGACTTCACTGGTCTTCAGTTTATGCTTGACAATTATAACGTTCCCATTGTTTATGATATTACCCACTCCGTTCAAAAACCCGGAGGTATGGGC